GTCGCTGATCCACCTCTAATGCCATTCTGAGTGCAACATCTGACAGTACTTTCAAACTTTTTGAGGAAAGGTACAACCCCTGTGTGCTGTACTTCTCCACCCCTGATTTTAGCGTTGATCCCACGGATGCGACCTGCGTTGATACCGATACCCGCCCTTTGTGCAACGTATTTGCCAATAGCCATGTCAGAACTAAAGATGCTATCGAGGGTGTCATCAACATCAACAAGAACACAGCTAGCAAATTGTCGAAGTGGAGTTCGCACCCCTCCCATGATAGGTGTGGGAATGTTGATTTTGTGTTTGCTGATTGCGTCGTAGTATCTTTTGACATATTTTAACCTATAAAATTTATCATCATCTTGGAAGAGTGTTGCAGCAATCATCATATACATGAACTGCGGTGTCTCGTATACCTCTCCTGTACTTCTATCCTGTACTAAGTATTTATCCACCACTTGTCTTATACCTGCATAGGTAAAGAGGTAATCCCTACCGTGATCAATGTACTTATCCAGTTCGGTTATCTCTTCGTCAGTATAATTCTTAAGAATATCTTTATCATATAAGTTTCTGTCTATACATGATTGTATATGATCTTTGAATACAGTAGGATGATCTGGGTGACCTCTGTATACTTGTTTCCTTAAACTAAAAAGAAGTAGTCTTGCAGCAACATACTGATAGTTTGGTGAGTCCAAACTAATTAAATCATTAGCAGACCTGACTAAGATCTCCTGTATGTCTGAGGTTTTAATTCCATCAAAGAATTGTAGTCCACTGTTTATTTCTACAGCAGACTCAGAGACACCTGCAAGACCCTTGCAAGCGTGTTCAACAATGTGGTGAACTCTATTTAAGTCAAGAGGTGTTTTAGATCCATCTCTCTTGATTACGTTTATCTCCTGAGGAGTCATACTTTTTTCCAACTATTGAGTTTAAGTTTTGCTTCTATACCCTGATAGATGTTTGATTCTACCAGATTTTTTACATCATGTCCAGCTAATGACATATCATTTATGTCCTTTTGCTGAATATTACTTGGCCATATTACTACTTTGTCACCTCTATCGACGGACTTTGAGATCCTGTTGACGATTTCTCTATTACGAGGTTCGTTATCAAAAACCCAAATATAATCGCTCCAACCAAACGACCTGCAATCAATATCACTGCCAGCCATCGCAACCGAATTATCCAAGAAGAGCGAGTCGAAAGGTCCTTCGACGATAAAGATAGATTTTGTTTCATTGATTCTGTTAAGACCATATATTTTTGGTTCGTTCTCGTCCAACATCACTGTGATGTATCTAAGTCTGTCTCTTGGATCGAGGCTTCTGCCTTGGAAACCAAACCATCTATCTTTTCCTTCATCTCTTTTAATGAACGGTATGATGATTCTGCATTGATCACCATAGACTTGTGTGCTCGATGGTTTCTGTTGCTTAACCCAATTATAGAATCGTTCGGTGAAGAAGATTTCTTTGTGATATTTTTGAGGAATTTGTCTAGCATTTATATATTTTACTGCGGGGTGCTCTCTATTTAGATCAGCAATACTTTTAAGATCTCCATGTTTCTCAAACACAGGTTTCTTAAATTTTGGTTTGGGAACATACGATCCCTTACCTGTTGTGCCACTCTTATATCTCTCCATAATATATTCATCATGAAGGTCAGGAGCATTGTCCTTTAGAAAATTAGGCAAAGTTCTACCTACACCACAGTTGTGGCATTTGTATACCATGTCTTGTTTAAGCCTAAAAAAATACCCTCGTGCCTTGTTCTTATGCTTCTGTGAATCTCCACAGTAAGGGCAACGAAAGTTGTATAGGTCTGCTTTCTTCCTTGTAAACTTATCAAGTCTACCAGAAAGTAAAGTCACATAATGTGCATCAACGAACTCGTTCAATTTGTTGGACTGATAACTCACTCATCATACTCGTTTGTGGGTTATTTGTCAAGTTCTTCATAATTCTTAAACCTGGTACTGATATTATGAAGGTTATAACTGCTAATCCTCCTGCTATAGTCCACATTTTTTTCTCCATCAATCTAAGTCTATCATCTACCTTCCTTATATCTCTCTCACATCCCCTCTTAATAGAATCAGTTTCTCTATCGACTGCTCTATGAAGACTATCAATCTTTTCAAACAGTACTGCATCAATCTGGTCTTGCTTATCTAACTTCTCATTATGAACAGCAAGAAGTTGTCCCATCTTTACAGAGTTTTCCTGTAAAGAGTTTACGACTTTCTCCAGTCTTTCTAATATCGCAGTATTAACGTCTGTCATTACCTCGTTTCGTCTTGTTCTGCTCCTGCTCTTACTTGCTTCTTAAGATTCTGTGTCTTCAGTTGTAATTGTTTTTGCAACTGTTGCTTCTTAAGCATAATCTTTTTCTTTTCAATAGCAATTTTACCCATTGCCATTTGTTTTTTCATAGCATCTTCGCTACTTTCTGATTGGATGTTTCTCATCGCATCCATTCTCCTATCCATGAAATACTTTGCAGCATTTGCAGGTAGAATTCTTTCAATCTCAATACCAGACCTAAGGTTTGGCATGATACTCATACGTAATTTCATTTTAAGTTCAGCAGGTGAACTTGCAAATAGTACAGTCTCACCAACATTAGGAATCTTTACCTTATATTGGAATAGTCTACTCTTCATTTCAATACCCTCTTTCAATTTGTTACCAGGTGCTACAAGTTTTTTAGCATCCTTCTTCTTTATCTTACCACGAAAACGTTGAACAGGATCATAACCTGCAGTAGGACCTGAAGCACTATCTGCACCAGTATAACCAGTTGTCTGCATTTCTTCGTTCATAAGTTGTCTATCTCCTTTTGGATATCATCATCTATATCAAGGTCTGTAAGCATCCCTACAGGATATTTATTCAAATAGATTAATATAGTTTTGAGTATAGACCAATACTCCCTTTCTAATCTAAAGAATAGAAGGGGAGTAGCTGCCTCGCCAAAAACATTATAAAGTATAATCAGATGATTTATAATCAGGTGAGTTCTTAACGCACCACCTCTAACATAACGTTTAAGAAGTCGTTTCAAGTATTTGAAACGTTTCATATCTTCATCAAAATCATCACGTGTGACACAGTGAGGATTCTCATAATGTTTGATAGCGAACAGAATGTAGGTCTCCTCATTCAGTTCGTCAAAAATCATTTATTAGGTTGTTGTAATTGTTTTGGTTGAACCAGAACCACCTGCACCGATAGTGTCGCCTAAGACGAATACCTTATCAGATGCTGTTGATGTATTTGCATCAACGATTGTTCCAGAAATTGTCTGAGCACCAATAGTATGTACCTTACTTGCAGCAGCACATGTGAATGTAAATTCAACACGGTTTACGTCTGTTTGTGCAGCAGCAGTTGCAGTAATAGATGCACTGTCTGTAGTGTTAGTAACTACAAGAGTAGCACCGTTAGTCACGTCAACTAATTCGTTGTATATAACGACAACAGTTCCAGTTGCAGCAGCTGCATATGTACTCTCTTCAAAGAATACAGCAGTGATGTCTGCATTACCAAGAGTGTTTGTACCAGATCCACCTGCACCAACAAGTCCATCTATGGAACATAAGATCTCGTCCCAATACTTTGTCTTCGCAGCATTTTTGTAGTGTCTCAATACCCATCCGTCTGCAGTTGCAAAGATGTTTTGAGGATCTACGCCAGTACCACGTACCGCCCACTTAGGCTTTGATTCATCAGCATCGGTTTTACCCCAAAGTGCCATAGTTATACTCCTGATTTGTCGTTCTATCTCAAATTATTTATAAAAAAACGTGCCTCTACGACCAAAAAACTATCTAGTTTCTATAGCAGATTTTACAGTTTCTAAAAGTTTATCATCCATGTCAGTTTTAGTTAATTTAACTGCCTTTTCAAGGATAACAATACACAGTTTGATTAGACTTTCACCCAACTCTGAATCGTCTGGGACTTTAGATACAGCATCAGATACAATTTTTGATGCAAAAGGTAGTAGAAAAGATAACATAATTAAAATTAAATTCTACCCTATATAGGCTACTTTAATCAGCCTTAAACTTATTATCCTTTACGTATCCCCACTTACCTTTTGATAGTGCTCTTACACCTCTGGGATCTTTACCTACTCTATCTTTAGCAGCTTTACCTGCAGACATAACTTGCTTGAATTTCTTTTTATCCTTAGCTGCCTTATGTTTCTCTTGAGCTTTCCCTATGATTTCGTTTTTTAAACTTGTTGTTTCGATCATTTCTTTGTCCTTTGGCCATTCGTAAGAACAATTCCATGCCCTGAGAGATTTAGACAGTCTGTCATCACCTGTATTATTAGATGGTTTCTGTCTCTTTCTCATGCCTTTCATTCTCGCACAGAATGATGCTCTACGTTTGTTTCCTTTCTTTTTACTTGGTGCTTTTAGATCAGAACCAGGATTCTCTCTTTCATAAGACTTCCTACCCTTCTCATTAAGTCCACCCTCTTTGTTTTGACCTGCCTTCTTTGTCCATGCTGCACCTTCACTGGTGACACCTGCCTTTCTTCTACTCTTCTCAGCAAATCCTTTGATGAGCATCTTTAGTTTTGCTCTCTTACCATATGGATTAGGTTTCTTTCCTTCACTTCTTACAATCTTTTCATCCTTTTCATTACTTGAGAGATTTTTCTTGAGTTGTTTCTTTGAGATCTTAGGTCCTCCTATTGGATCACCGTACTCATCTCTCTTAATCTCTTCGTGTGTATTAGAAATAGTGTAATCCATACCCTGATTCATACCATGTTTCTGGGTTTCTTTATGCTTCTTCATTCTAACCTTATATGCTTTCTGTCTCTCGTCTGGAGATTTAGCATTACCACCATAACCTGTAGCTCTTTTGTTTCGGATTGACATCTTACCATAGGTAGATGCACCTGCCTCATACTTTGCTTCTTTAACTAATGTTCCGTCTGGCATTGTGACTGTATAACCTTTAGGTATTGGTTTACATTTTTGGTCTTGATGACAGAAGTATTTACCTTCACCACACTCCACTACTACCGCCTCCTAAAATTGCAAGGTTTATCCCTGCCATTGAGTACATCACATTATGTATAGTAGTAAGGTCAACGTCCTTGACCCATGGCTTTACATTCTCATTATAAATCCAACATTGCAAACTTCCATACTGTGCTTTAGGTATGGAATCATCAAACCAAGGATCGTACTTCATGTACCTAATCCTTTTCCTTTATCATAATTACCTTTACCACCGTATCTTGCCATAGTATCAACGTAGTTTTGAGTAGATTTGAATCCACGTTTCTTAGCATCAGCAGCAGTCTCTTTCTTTTTATCTGCCATATCCTTATACTTGTTAGTTCCTGCAGTAGACTTAGCACCCTTAACTTTCTTTGCTTGGTTGCTACCCTTTCTCATGATGGCACCTTTACCATACTGAGCAATAATCTTTTTCTTTACTATGTCAAGTGCAGTATCCTTTTCATTTATTGCATCTAACTGATCTAATGCTTTGCTTGACCAATACACTTCTCCCTTTTCTTCGTGAGTAAACTTCATACCCTTAGTTGCTTTATCCTTAAGTGCCTGTCTCTTCTTAGGATCCATATTCTTTTCATAGTCTGCTAACTTCTTAGCATAACTAGGGTTATCCATTTTCTTTATTTGTTTTCTATCTTTTTTGTCAGGTCCTGTGTATGATGCCTCGTTTTGTACGTCAGGACCATCGTTCACATCTTCCTTGCGACGTTTCTGTTCACACTTCATGCAATCACAATCCTCACCATGCTCCTTCTTAACCTCTTTGAGGTCATCTTTTTTAGGATTGATAAGAACTTTAGATTTTTTTTCTTCTAGATATGATTTAAAAGATAGCATTACATTCCCTTTTTACGCATGAACTCTTTGAATGCAGGAGAGTTGATTCCTCTCTTAGGGTCATTCATTCTCTTCTTTCTTCTTTGTTCAAAAGATAATTCACTATCTGGTTTTTCAGCATGCTTCTCAGGATTTCTCATTGCACCATAATTTTCTACATTAAGTGTCTTAGGATAGTCTTTGTCACCTGGTTTTGCTTTCTTCTCACCAGAACCTGATTTCATTCTTGCTTTTTTCTGACGGATGTTATCCCACAGTCCATCCTTTTCTACTAGAGATTCCCACTCTTCCCATGCTTCATTAAATGCTCTAAATGAAATCATGAT